CGAGAATATGTATGGCGTCAGGTACAAGATGCTGAAAGGAGGATGAGAAGAGAATTTTATGATGGAGCTATGTGGGATGATTCTAGATTTTTACCTGATCCTGAAGACCGTAAAAAAGCTGAAGAACGCGGTGAAAAACTTCTATTAGAAAATCTTACTAAAGAACAGAAGAAAGATTATAAGAAAAATAAGTATTTTATTGTTAAGGGTGGAGATACAGGTAAATTTTATAAGATTAAAAAAGGTCATCACTCTAACGTTTATGAGCTTGATAAGGAGGGAAATCAACTTGTGGGTTGGTGCTTTATTCCAGCCGGATCACTTTGCTTAGGTGACATTATGCTAAGCCAAAAAATAGGCTTAGAACTTCATGAAAAGGAAGCATTAAAAGTCGCTAATCCCTTTAGTGATAATAGAGGAAATAACACTAGAGAAGGTATCATCCATAGATATAGAGGTTTGTCTCAAATGTTTCGCACTTGGGATACTTAATATTTTTTGTTGATTACTAAATTTAGATAGCTTATCTGTAATTCCGCAGAATTAATATTCTGATACGGATTGAACATACCCGAAAGCAGTTCCCGCCTCAAGAACACGGCGTGCACAGAAGTGTTCTTTTCGCTGACATAAGCGACATTGTGTCACCAGAAAAGACATCTTTGAACAAAATTCGGGTAAATTTACCATGGCATTTACCAGTTTTGGCGTTAATGACGCCTTAGCGGTAAAACTTTGGTCTCGCGCGCTAGTTGTTGCTGAACGCGAATACCTTGATATCGCGCCGCTTATGGGTGAGGACGAAGGTTCCATCATCCAAATTAAGACCGAGCCGCGTAAAGGTAGTGGCGACCGTGTTACGTATGCCTTACGGGCACGTTTAACTGGCGAAGGTAAGACTGAAAATGAAACCGCAGAAGGTAATGGCGAGAGCTTAAGCCTTTATTCTGACAACCTCACAATTAATGAACTTGGTCATATTGTTGGCGTACGTTCGGAGAACACGATTGATGCTCAACGTGTTCATTATGACTTACGCGAACAGGCACGTGACGCGCTGGGTGAGTGGTGGGCTGACCGCAAGTCGGTTAGTTTCTTCAACCAGGTTTGCGGCAATACAGCTCAAACTAATACCAAATATACAGGCTTAAATGCGGCGACGGCTCCTGTGGGGACCGGACGCCATATGTGGGCTGGTACAGCGAGTAATGACCAAGGTTTAACGGCGAACGATCCATTTACACTAGACCTTATTGATGCGGCTGTTGAATTAGCCAAGGTCGGTAATAACATGGTTCGCCCGATACGCGTGGGTGGTCAGCCAAAATACGTCCTTTATATACACCCCTATCAAGTCACGTCTCTGCGCACAAATGCGGCTTCCGGTCAATGGCTGGATATTCAAAAAGCGGCTATGATGGGTGGGGAGATCACTAAGAACCCTATCTATACGGGTGCTTTAGGGGAGTATAACAGCGTTATCCTACGGTCTTCGCAGGATGTAACGCAAGGCGTTCACTCTTCAACAGGCGTTGCTCAAAGCAATGTTCGCCGATCGGTTCTGCTCGGTGCGCAAGCTTGCATGTGCGCTTATGGTCAAAATAATTACGGTCCAATGAAATATCGTTGGAATGAGGAATTGCTCGACCATAAACGTAAATTGGAAGTTTCAGCCTGGTCAATCTGGGGAATGAAGAAGACTGTCTTCAATTCCGCGGACTTTGGCACGGTCGTCATTTCCACTTGGGCAGCTGCTGCGAGCTAATAGGAGGCTAGTACTATGGCTACTAATACAGCTGGCGGCGAAGGTCGTGAACTTGGTTTTCAGGCGGTGCATTATATGCGCCGCACTGTAAATTGGAACACAACTGGTATTCGCACAGCAAATACGGTGAAACTTGGAACGTTGCCGGCTGGTGCGCAGATCTTACAGAATATGCGTGTCACTAAGGTCGCATTCGACGGTACGGGTCCGACCCTATCTGTAGGCACAGACAGTGATAATAATAACATCGATGTTGGTGGTGAAGAAGCGACAACATCGGCGGTTATCAGTACGGTGGCAACGTTCCTCTCATTTACACAGGATACGGACGTTTATATCCTGTTAGATGAATCAACAACGACGCCTTCTACGGAAGGTCAAGCGGTTATCGTTCTATCTTTTGTCCCAGATAACGATATTCAAGATTAATAGACTTAAGGGCGGGCTTAGGTTCGCCCTTACTCTTAAAAGAGGGAAAAATACATGACCACAGTTATTGATCCAGCTGGAACGCCAATACCAGTTTTCAATAAAAATGGGGCAACTATAGTTAGTGTTACTCCAAATGGTACAGTGCGATCAGGAGCAACAGAAATTCCTAACCTATCAGGATTAACTATTGCATTAGTTGATCCTGATGCTTCTAACACAGCTGTAAAGTTACCATCAAATGGAGATATTGGTGATGTAATTGAAGTATATTGTTTAAGTGACAGTCACGATGTCAAAATATATTCCCCTGATTCTCAGTATATTGGTGCTGGGGCAAGTGCAGTAAATGGAGATGCGTTCACAGGAGGATTTAAAGCAGCTGTTTTCCGTCGTATCGCAGCGGATAGATGGGCGATAATTCGCTCAGGTAACTAAAAAACATTAACTTTTTCGGTGGTGCGAAAATATGCCTCAATATTATACATTAGTTGGGTCACTGGTAACAAAATTACCTGATGAAAAACCCCATAATGTTATGATTGCTACGCCAACGTCTCGTGGTTTTTGCCCAGCTTATACTCTCAGCTTAGCAGCTACTATTGAGACTTTAGTGCGTAGCGGTATTCGATACACGCTCGAACTACTTGCTGATCATTGTCATGTTGACGATGCACGTAATAATATTATTCGTAAGTTTTTACGTAGTGACTGCACAGATTTGTTTTTTATCGATAGCGACATGGGTTGGCGTGGACAAGATGTCATTCGCTTACTTAAAAAGCCAGGGGACATTGTAGCGGGTGTCTATCGTTACAAATCAGATGACGAAGGCTATCCATTTCACCCCGGCGAAGGCGCGCGGGAAGCGAATGAGGATGGTTTGTTCTGGATGCCGAAAGCTGCGACCGGCTTTATGCGTATCAGACGTAACGTCGTGCAAGCGCTTTATGATGCGGAAGTGGCTAAGGGACGCCGCTCATGGAGTAAGGGTGACGATCGTCAGAATGATATACCACTAGCCCGCGTCGTAGAACGCGCTTTCCTAAACGAACTCGACCTCTCAAACCTGGACATTTCCAACCTAGAAAGCTATCACTCCGGCGATTACGTACTATGTCTTAAAGCGCGGCAATTAGGCTTCGACGTTTTCGTCGACGTCGATATGCCGTTTGAGCATGTTGGGGAAAAGGTTTGGAAAGGCCACGCTGGTCAATGGTTACGTTACAGACAAGGCATCGAAAATGAAGCCTTTATGGCCGCAATTAAATCGCTGCACAATGGTGATGCAAGCTTAGGTGTTTTCCAATCCTTAATTAGTAATAGTCCTTTGCCTGCGTTTGCCGCTCCTGCACGTGTTTTAAAAGCTGCCTGGGAAATGGCCTGTGACGCTGAGGGACCAATTTTGGAGTGTGGTTCAGGCCTCTCTACGTTGGTTATGGGCATCGCTTTAACCCGGAAGAAAAGCCCGTGGGCTGTCTATACATTAGAAAATGACCTTAATTGGGTGAAGCGTGTTGGTACTTGGTTACAACGATACTCCATTGAGAACATTATGCTGTCTTATAGTCCACTTGTGCCATATGAGAGGGGCAATTGGTATGATGCGGACCCGAGTAACCTACCGGAAACCTTTGATGGTGTTTTAGTGGACGGTCCTCCCCGCGTCCTTAATCAGCAAATCATCAGTGAGCGTTCGGTCCTCTGGGATGCGTTAGGTGGGCAAATTGCTGGGGCTAGAACTTGGGTTATTGATGATATCTCAACGCCGCATGAAAAGCGTGTTATTCAACAATATGTTGGTAACAGAGAAATTGAATGGTTAGAAAATCTTCCTGATAATAAGGTTCATGCAGCTTGTGTAGTCAGGAAACATGAAGTGGCTATAGCCGCTGAGTAATTAAAGTGAGTTAAGGAGTTAAATATCATGGCTACAGGAGTTGGAGGTACTGAGCGGTATTATGAAAACTTTGATTTTCATGCTCGGTCTTTTATTGCCAGTGGGGTGAATGTTCTGGGTTCAGACTTCACTACGGGCGAGACATTTTATGTTAATAGCGCGGTTAGTAACGGTGATGGTTTCACTCCGCAAACGGCTCTATCGACAATTGATGCGGCTATTGGTAAGTGCACAGCGAACCAAGGTGACCGTATTTATGTCCTGCCAGGTCACACTGAAAATATTTCGGCCGCAAGCTTTATTACGGCGGATATTGCGGGCGTCCGAATTATTGGCCTAGGGCGTGGCGCTAGTCTTCCGACGCTCACTTGGACGGCGGAAGCGGCGACAATCGTTGTTTCGGCAGCGAGCATTAGCTTCGAAAACTTCCGCTTCGTGAATAATTTCGCTAATATCACAACGATGTTTAGCGTAACGGGAGCGGGCGACGACTTAGCTTTCGTCAATTGCCTATTCACTGATACATCAACCATTCTTAATGCAGTAGACTTTATTACCCTAGCGACGGGCGTCGATGGCTTCGCGTTGGTCGGTTGTCAGGTCATTGGTAAAAGTGCGTCGAATGATAGCTTTATTACTGGTGTTGCGCATGATCGCATCCTTATTGATAAATGCCATATTCAATTTGATGTCGCGCAAACATCGGTTGTTGGCCTCATTGAAACTTCGGGTAACGCAACGAACGTATGGATCAGAGACTCTGCCTTCCGTTCTAACGTGGATGGTGCCTTGTTCCTAGATTTTAACGGCGGTGCAAACTCTGGCCTAGTCACCAATTGTTATTTCTCCAGCATCGACGATGCTGGCGCAATATCGGCAGGCTTCGATTTCACTGGTGGACACTTCTTTGAGTGCTACGTGGCTGGTGAGGCTGATCTGTTCGGTATTGTCGGTGGTGGTACTGGGCCTTACGTTAACGCTTAACAAATTGGCGGGGCTTCGGCTCCGCCCTTAATCGGTCCCGCAGCTCATGACCACGCTCGCCATAATGAAAGCCCGCATAGCGAGTGAACTAAGACGTTCTAATATAACCACGCAAATTGCTTCAGCGATTTCTACGGCTATTCAAGCTTATGAACATGAACGTTTTTATACGAATGAAAGTCGAGAAAATACGTTCTTAACTGTCCAAGATCAAGAATTCTACTCTTCTAGCGACGCTTCTTTTATTGGTCTGTTAACGAAAATAGATTACGTTTTCCTGTTTATACAGGATACGCCTTTTGAGCTTTTCCCTGTTCTCCCCAGGGTTATAGAAGACGCTTCCACTAATGCGACGGCGACGGGGACTCCGACGGAGTACGCCTGGTACGATGAGAAGATACGTCTTTATCCTGTTCCGGCGGATGCTTGGACAGTCCGCGTCGGCGGCGTTCTTTCAATTTCTGAACCGGCTTCCGATAGCGAAACAGGTAATTTTTGGATGACAACGGCGGAACGCTTAATACGTTCCCGGGCGAAGCAGGAACTCGCTTTACACGTGCTAAGAGATACGGAATTAGCGCAAATTGCGGGCGGTGCTGCTAGTGAGGCTTTCACTCAATTAAATATACGTACGAACCGCATCACTAAAACGGGGGGCGGTCGTGTTAAACCGATGAATTATTAATGGAATTGCCATTTAGAGGTTACCAACCGGATATCTCTGATCTTAATACGGCTTTCTCAAGAAATGTATTAAATGTTTTGCCTAGATCAGACGGTTTCGGGCCAGTGAGGGAATTAACAGGTTTTTCCAGTGCTCTACCAGCTATATGCCGTGGGTATTTTTATGCTCGTAATACGGATGGCAGCGTTTCTATATTTGCGGGTACATCACAACGTATATATCAAATGGATAATACAGATGGTACTTGGGATGATGTATCCAAAGGAACTACAAATTATTCCGCAGTTAGCTCTGATTCTCAATGGCAATTTGTTCAATTTAATAATTTCGTTATTGCTGTTCAGGAAAATGTTGTTCCTCAGGTCTTTAACCTAACTTCTAGCTCAGAATTCGCTGACTTAGGGGGTTCCCCTCCACAAGCTTCCTATATTTCTGTTGTGGGCAGGTTTATTGTCTTATCTGGGCTGCTCAGTCAACCTTATCGGGTCCAATGGTCAGGTTTAAATGCTGTAACAACTTGGACGTCTGGTACGAATTTCTCAGATTTTCAGGATCTTCCGGACGGTGGTATTGTTCGTGGGGTTGCGGGCGGTGAATATGGGTTAATCATGCAAGACCAAAGTATCCGTCGCATGATCTATACACCGGGTTCTGAGATTGTCTTTCAAATAGACCGCGTTGCTCAAGACCGTGGCCTATTGGCGCCGTACAGTTTAATTCCGGCGGGAGATAAGCTTTTCTTCCTATCAGCTCAAGGTTTTATTCAATCCGACGCTTCAGGGCAATTAAACTTTATAGGGAAAGAGCGAGTCGATAGAACATTTTTTGCTGATTATAATACAGCTAACCCTCAATTAATGATTGGGGTTGCTGATCCAAGTCGAAATATTGTCTTATGGGTTTATCAGTCTATAGATGGAGCCGTAGAAAATGCTTTTAATAAAGCGTTAATATATGATTGGTCATTAAATGAATGGACCCCTATGGAAATAATAGGACAATATACATCTTCTTTAGCTCAACCTGGCTTGACCTTGGAGGGGCTAGACAGCCTATATTCTTCTATAGAAGATATTCCGTTTTCATTAGATGACGTCTCTTCAGCAACTTTACCAGCTTTAAGTTTTGCTTCTATGAGCAATATCATTGGGTTCTTAAATGGTGACAATTTAGAGGCAACTCTAGAAACTGGAGAATTTTCGCAAGAACCCCATAGAATTGAGGTGAATGGAATAACCCCAATAACGGATGCTTCTGATGTAGCAATTTCTATTGGCAACAGGGATAATTTAAATGCTAGCGTTTCTTATGGCACAGAATCAACTTTAAATGATGATGGCTTTGCTCCTGTTTTGGAGGAAGGTCGATATGTTAAGGTGAAGTTAAGAATACCAGCCGGTTCAAATTGGACTTTTGCTAGGGGTGTAGTCCCCGACTTTCATAAAGGTTCAATGCTATGAGCGGTAATTATCCGGCGCAGGGAGAAAAAAACCTAGCGCGCATTGTACAATCTATTCAGGATTTATTTGCGGGGCGTAATAATGCTTTCGGGGAATTAACGTTAGACGTTTCTCCTGCCACGACGACGACAGTGTCGGCTCCAAATTGCTCTCAGGATTCAGTGCCATTACTTATTCCAATGACAGCAAATGCCGCAGCTGAATTTGCTTCCGGGGATATGTATATCTCTAGTATTTCTGCAGGAGAATTCGAAATAACGCATGCGGCTAGTGCAGACGTTGATAGAACTTTTAGATTTTTTACTGCTGGTTAGGGTAATGATAAGGTCTCCAAATGGTAAGGTAGAAGTCGCCTGGGTTCCAAACCATCAGTTACGTTCAGCCTTGAATATATTTAAAGAATTTATCTATAAGGGTTTAGAAGAGGACACTGAAATTAATATTGGTAAACTTATTTTGGAATTATTTAGTGGTGACGCTAGATTAGGGATTATTTATGAAATAGACCCTTTTTTACCTATAGGTTCTTGGTTTAGTGACATAAGAATTGATGAAGAGCAGAAATACGACTATGTTACTATTTATGGATTATCGGGTAAAAACCCTAATGATTGGGCTCAGGGCGTCAGGTCACTTGTAGAATTTTGGGTTCAAGAAGAAAATGCTAGATCTTATCGATGGTGTGGGAGATTAGCATGGTCTCGGTACATTGATAATGCCAAGCTCTTAGAGGTTATCAGTCGTCGGGAAGGGATTTTTGAAAAGGTTATCCAGCGATGAGTCTTTCATTTGGTAAATCTAAAAAGAAAACTAGTGCTTCTTCTAAACAGGACCCTTGGGCACCGACGATACCTTACCTTGAGAATTACTTAGGTAAAGTTGGTGACCTTTCGTCTTCTTTAGGGGGTGCGACGCCGGGGCAGTCCTCAGCTTATACAGAACTCACCAATCTTTATGGTGGTGGTAGTCCCTTCACAGGTCAAATTTCTGAACTAGCTTCAGATACTCTAGAGGGCGTCCCTAGTCAATCCGGCACAGTTCAAGAAGCTTATGGTCGGGTTAATGAAGCTCTCAATCCTTATGTTTCCGGTGAATATCTCAATATGGAGAGTAATCCCTATATTCAAGGGTTACTTAGCACCGTCGGAGACCAAATCTCGGAAAGAATCAATTCGCAATTTGCGGGTGCAGGACGTGACCTTTCTGGCATGAATCAAAAAGCCTTAGCTCGGGGTATAAGCGAAGGTCAATTACCAATTCTTTTTAATCAATTTAACCAGCAACAAGCCAATCAATTAGGAGCAGCGAACGCTTTAGCGGGTATTAGTCAAAACACGGCTCAGGTCTCCCAGGGCTTAGACCAAGCCGCACTCTCGGGTCGTGCGGGCGGCGTGCCTATCGCGGAAGCCGCACTCTCTTCCGAAGCTTGGGGTCCGGAGAACCTCTTTAATATAGAGCAAATCTTTAAAGATCTTCCGGCTCAAGACCTCGCGACGATTGGTAGCCTGCTCTTCCCAGCGGCGCAGTTAGGTCAGCAGCAACAAAGCCAAAGTACAGAAAAAGGATCTTCTTTTGGATTTGGGGCAAATCTACTCTCGGATGAACGTTTTAAGGAAGACCTAGAAGAGATTGGTCAATTGGCCGATGGTACGCCGATTTATCGCTTCCGCTATAAGGGTGAAGACACAACGCGAATTGGTGTTTCAGCCCAAGATATGGAACAAATAACACCTGAAGCGGTCAATGAATATGCGCCGAATGGAGGGGAACCCGTTAAGTATGTTAATATGGACGCTGCGACGCAACGGTCCGCGGAAATGATGCGTCCTCCGATGGGCGGTGTTCCCTCTGGAGCGCCCATGGGCAGCGCACCTAGGGCACCAAGATTGAATAATCCAAATGCCCAGCTTCCCGCTGATATGACACGCAACCCAATGTTGGATTATGAAATGATGAGGAAGGCAGCTTAAATATGCTTCTCAGCCAAGTCTATCATAATGCGACAAATGCTTTTGAGCAAGACCCTCAATTGAGGGAGTTGCTGATGAGTACCTTTAATAAATCTGAAGAGCCTTTCAGCGTTGAGAATTTAGCGCAACAACCTGTTCTACCCAATTCTCAGCCGTCTTATATGGGTAATCAGGAAAACGTCAATAATGCTAATCCATGGCAGACGTCCGTAGAACAGAATAACGCTCCGATGCCGATGGCGGGGCGCAGTCTAACAATGGATGCGCAGCAACCTAATAGAGCAGCGAAAACAGGGCAAGAACTAACGGCACTTTCCGCTCCGGTCACGCCAGAATACCTAGCTAGGATTGATTCCTTAAGTCGCGGAGAGCGCCCAGGCGGCGTCCCTGGTGCTCCTATGTCTCCGCCGCAGGCTGGTCAGCCGGGAATGCCTCAACCTAGTCAACAACCAGCTGACATACCTCAATTGCCGCAGCAATCCCAATTGGCCGCTTTCCTTTCTGGCTTAGGGTCTTCTAATGCCATTTTACCCGCTATAGGTGGGGGCATGCAAGCGGTTCAAGACCTTAAATCTCAGCAAACTGCACGTAATCATACGCTACGCGCACTGATAAACCGTGGCCTAGACCCCGACACGGCTATTGCCGCTGTCAGTAACCCAGAAATCTTAAAGCAGATTCTCCCTCGATTGTTCGGTGGGCAATTTGGTGGGAAAGCTAAACTAGGGACAATTTTAGACGAAGAAGGCAGAGAACAGACTGTTTTCTATGATGAGTACGGTAATACGCAGCCTATTGGTGGAGCTAAACCTTCTTCTTATGAAGAAGGACTGCAGAAACAAGGTTTAGATGTAATTAAGGACTACCGTGAAGCAGCGAGCGAAGCGGAAACAACTATAGGGCAACTTAGCCAATTAAAGCGTGCTCGGGAAACGACTACTTATGAAGGTATGCCTTTCGCCGACGTTTGGGCTCGGGTTATGGGTCTATACGGTGAAGGAGGTGGGGAAGATATACGTTCCACAGCGGCAAACTTACAGCTTCAATTTACAAAACAGACGAAAGGCGCAATCTCGGATAGAGAAATGGAGTTATTCGCTCTTTCCACGCCAGGTTTATCGATGAGCGACCCTGGTGCGGAACGTGTTATCACGGCTATGGAAGCGGCGGCTAATAGAACTATTGAACGTAATAAGTTCTTCCAACAATGGTCTAAGTTAAACAGGGGAGATATTACGGGTGCCGATGCATCTTGGAATAATTACGTTAATGATAACCAGATTATTTCTCAAGACGCTCAAGGCAATTTATCAGTTGATAAAGGTAAGATTTCTAACTGGGCTGGTTATTTACCGGGAGGTGCTAGAAACACTCAAGATAACAGGGGTCGGGGCACTCAAGAAGGGGGTCAATATATGCCCGCTTCCTACAATGGCATACAACAGCAACAAGGTGGTCAACAACCTGGAGTAGGTGGGCCAACACCGCATGATTTCGGTGAGGCAGTGCCCGGCATGTATCAAGATGAGATGGGCCGTTGGGTTATGCAGGATCCTAATACAGGTCAGTTGCAAATTTGGGAGCCGCCCCAATAATGCCCTGGAAACCCATTGACCAAGTTAGTGGCCAAGCTAGCGAACAATTCGCTCCCCCGGAAGAAAATGTAAGCTGGTACAGGGACCTTGTAACAGGTGAGAATCGCACGGAATTTCCGGAAATGCCCGAATTCGGGCAAGTTGCTTTTAGTCCGGAAGGTCCGAAATTTCCTAAAGGCTCTGAGTTTGATTTAACCGGAATTTCTAAATCAGCGATTAGTTCTGATCCGAAGGCGCAGCTAGATATTTTACGTAAGAATATACCGGGTTTAGAGGCACGTCCGGATAAATTCGGCAATATTATGGTGCGTGCTCCGGGCATGAAAGATTTCACTTATCTTAATAAGCCGGGGGCTTCTTCACGAGACTTAGATGAATTCGGAACGCAAACTTTAGCGACGCTGCCCTTTTTAGGGTTAGCGGGGGGCGGCGGAGGTCTTTTAACACGTGCCGCTAAAGGTGCGGCGGGTTTAACGGGCGCTTCTGTCGCGGAAGACGCTATGGCAGTGGCGGCGGGTTCCGAACAAGGCATAGACCCTGAGAAAGCGGCTTTAAGTGGCCTCATTGGCGGCGCTTCGGCGGGGGTTTTGGAGCCTATTATTGGCGGAACGGCTAAGGCAATAGGGAGGGCAGTTCAATACCCTATAAGCCGCGCTCGTGGGGCTATAAATCCGGAAGCGGAGGCTAAGCGTCGCCTTACGGGAGCAGGAAAAGAGGATTTCCGCACGAACGTTAATGCGGGCAAGTCAGGGTTTAATCTAACTCCGAATGAAGTACGCGCCGCGCGCCAACGTGGTCAAGATCCGCGTGTTATGGACGTCGGTGGGGAAACGTTGCGCGCTGAAGCACGGCGAGCCGCGAATTTATCGCCTTCCTCACGTCAAACTCTACAAGATTTCATTAGTGATCGCTTTGAAGGTCAAGGTGTTAGATTAGGTGATTTTATCTCTAAACTTGTACGGGGTAGTGGAAGTTCCGCACGTGCACTGAGCGTCGTCCTAACACGCGAACAACTACAAAATGCTGCACGTGCGTCCCGTACGCCGCTTTATAAGCAAGCTTATGCAGACGGGTCGATGGGCGTGACGACGCCCCTTTTAAAGCGTCTAGAGCAAAGTCCAGCCTTACAAGAATCAATGAAACGTGCGACCCGAGAAATGGCGAACCGCGTTGCGGCGGGCCGTTCTAAAGGTATTAGAGGGAGTACGGGCAATTACACCTTAGAGTTTTGGGACCTAACGAAACGCCGCTTAGACGACATGGTTGGGGAATTAAAGCGTAATGGGCGTGCCTCGGAAGCCTTAGACCTCGATTCGGTACGTAAGCAATTATTAAAGGAACTAGACAATCTTGTTCCCGCTTATAAAAGAGCGCGTGGAACAGCGGCGGAGTTTTTTGGGGCGGTAGACGCCTTAGAAGCAGGAGAGAAATTCCTTAAGGAACGCTTCGACCTTAATTTGACACGTCGCGCCTTAGCTTCCATGTCACAAGAAGAGCGCGAATTATTTAAGGAAGGATTCGCTTCTAAACTTATTTTTGAACTAAACCGCATCCCAGATCGGCGCAACGTTTTAAATACAATTAATGCCTCTAAAGATGCTCAAGAACGCCTTAAGATTGCGCTCGGTAATAATAAGGCTAGGGAAGTCGAGAGCTTCCTGGAAGTTGAACAATTTATGGACTTTATTCGTGGAGCAATGGGTAACTCCACGACTGTGCGTCAATTAATGGAACTTGGATTAGGGGGTTATGGCCTCTATTCGGGTGACCCCTATGCCTTAGCGTTAGCAGGTTTCAGCTGGGGTGGTCGATGGGCAGGGCGTAAGATTGATGAGCAGGTTGCTGAGAAAGTTGTTAAACAACTGCTTTCTAATGATGTTGATACCTTTATGAAAGGGGTTAAACAAGTCGCTTCTTCGCCAATGCTCAATGCGATAAGAACTTTTGACAACAGAATGAATAGCTTAGGTATTGGCCGTGCCGTGACAGGCGCAGAAGCGGCTGAGGGCTTAGCGGCTGATGCCCCAACGCCCAACACGCCCCCAGGAACACCTCCGGCTAATCTCCCGGCCCAAGGTGGCGGGCCAGGAACACCTCCACCTTCTACACCGCTAGCACCACCTAGCGGAGGGGTTCCTGGACCCGCATCTCAAAATCCTATTCCGCCGGATCAAGTTGTCAATAATGACCTAGATATGGCGGAAGCTTATAGAATGGCTTCGGAAGCAATTTCAGGAGGCGCTGATCCGGAAGCGGTACGTCAACGCTTAGCGGAGTATGGCATTGATCCTGCGGGGTTAGCTTAATGCCTTGGAAGCCGAATACTTCAATAATTCCTAAGCGACCGGATCAACCGGAAGACAGGTTAACACCCTGGCAGGCAGGCTTCACAACGCAAATTGAGCCTATTCAACCGGCTCAGCCAACTCAGCAACCGCAACCCACCCAGCCTCAGTGGTCTGAGCAAGACTTAGAACGTATTCGGGCGCAAAAACCTGCACTCGGGAAAACAGACCTAGGGGCGGAAACTCCGGGTACTTTCGACGTCTTCACGGAATCGGCTAAACGTGGTCTTAAATCCGGTTTCACGTCAGCTAAACAAGGGTTATTGGACCCATTCGCTGATGTTAAGCAGGAATCTCAACCACAAGATTACACCTCTCAGCTTTTAAATCAGGGCATCACAGAAGGGTATTCTGACCCCAATTGGTGGGTCGCGCATCTAACGCGGGGGCTAACAGAATCTTCTCCCACGCTCGGTACGGGTATCGTTGGAGCATTAGGTGGTGGAACTATTGGCGGGCCACCAGGGGCTTTAGCAGGGGGTTCTGGTGGCCTCGCCTTCGGCGCAATACTACAATCAATTGCTCCGGCTTATCAAGCAGCGCGTAGCGAAGGATTCGACCACGAAACGTCGGTCGACCGTGCCTTGCAACAAAGCAGGATAGCCGGATGGTGGGCGGCGGCTATGGGGGCGGCTCCGGGCGTCCCTCTATTCGGTAAGACAGCGGAAGGAGCTTTAAAACGTCCTATTTCCGAGGCACTAGCGCAGATTTTCGGTGTTCAACCCGGTTTAGTGGCGGGCCGAACAGTTGACGAAAGCTTACAAATGCGAGGAGAATTGCCGTCCGCCGATCAAGTCGGGACGGCAATGGCGGAAGCGGCGGGCGTCGGCGCTATACTCACAGGCGCTCATGCCGGCGGACGAACATTATATAACCGTGCCACCGCGCCGCGCGGACCGCAAACTGAAGTTTTACCGCCGCGCCCTGGCCCGCAAGAACCATTAAGCTTTATTGACCTAGTGCCGGACGCGGAAGGGGTTTATGGCGGGACGGCTGGTCCCCAACGGGCTATCACCCAGCCTAGGCCACTCCTGGAGCCTCCTAAAGGCGGTCCGGAAGGGGCTGCTCCTTCTCCGACTTCCGAGGCTCCTACACCGCCTCCTCCCCGCCAGCCTAGTGGTGGGCAAGATACTTTCAGCGCTAGAGAATCTTTCGCCCAGCGTTTAAGGGAATTAACAGATACGACGCCGGGTCCGGTGAAACCTGAACCCACTGCTCCTTTAAAGGGTGCACCGGAGACTGTACCTTGGAGACTAGAAGTTGGTTCGCGTCCGACGGGGGGCGTGGAAACTGCAACGAGAGCACCGTTAAGTTCGAGCGAATATTATCACGGCGGGACGTATAAATCCGGTCCGATTAAAGATGTGTTGTATCTTACGAAAAACTACGATGATGCGCAAGGTTTCGCAAATCTATCACGTAGTTGGGGTAACGATAAAGCTGAAGTTTCTAGAGTTTCCTTACCTTTAGAAAGACCTGCGCCAGTAGAGTTGGTTAAGAGATGGGCCGAGCAAGCAGGTATTGATGTCACTCACCCAACCCCTGAATCATGGTTTGATGCTTCAATACATGGTTCTAATGAAGTTAAAACTCTTATTAATTTCTTAAAACCGGCATATGACCATGTTGTTTTTGGAAATACTGTTGTTGCATTTCCAAAGACTGATACGGACTTATCTAAGAGTGACAAATCTCCGTTACCCGGTTCAGGCGGAAGAACTGATTTTGCCATAGAACAAGCTCCTCTATCAGGCTTTTATTCTCCTGCGCAACGTGCCTTAGAAAGCATGCCTTATAAAAAAGCTCCGGCAGATCAATGGCGCTCAACTTTCTTAAAACGTCCGGAAGCGGCACGTGAGGCTAAGGCTATTGGCCTCGATATTTGGTTAGAAGAAAAAGGCAAAGGTGAAGCTGTCAGCCGTGAGGAGGTTAATGATTGGTTAAAGGCGCATGAAATTGAAACTTTAGAGGAGAAAAAATTCACTGAAGAAGACCTCGTCCAACCGCACGGTCATGTTAAACCCGGAGGAGAAAATTATACTGAAACGATCCTTAAACTTCCGAGTTTAGAATATAAATCCCCGCATTTTGATGAAAATGAGGTTGTTGCTGTCACGCGTTCTGACAGGACTGGGCCAAATGGTGAGAATTATTTTGGCTTAGAACATGTTCAATCTGACATTCATCAGGTAGGAAGAACAAAGGGGTATTCAAATCCAGAATTAAAGCAAAAATGGCGAGACGTTTCCAATACATATCATGAACGTTATGGACAATTATACAATGAATATGTTAGTGGCTTAACAGGTGGGGACATTAAAGAATTTAATGGGAAGCCAATTACAATTAAAGCTGATGATGCTTATGGTGGGTGGAATGTTTATGTTGGTGATGCACAAATTGCTACTAATATGTGGCAAGATGCCACAATTGCTGATGCAGCGTATGTTTTAGCTGGACGAGACCCTCAATTACAGAAATTAAATGAACAGCTTAAAGAATATTATGATCAAGGCGTTCAAGGAGTCCCTAATGCTCCATTCAAAGATGATCTCTGGTGGCAACTCGGTTTTAAGTGGGCTTTAGGGGAAGCCGTTAAAAATAATTATGAGGGTATGATCCTCCCCACGCCGAAGCAAATGGCGAGTGCTTCAGGTGG